CTTCAGCATCTGGACAACAACCAGCTCGTGGTGGAGCAGGTCGTGGTCGCGCTCGTCGTGCTGGTCCTCGTCGTCAAGGAGGAGGACAAAAGCCAGCAGCTACCCAAGAGGTAACTGTAGACGAGGGAGAGGAGTAAACACACATATACTTCATAAATAAATTCATAAATAATAATATTTTTATTATATATGAATAAAAAAACTAGAAAACTTAGAAGCCGTCAACGTGGTGGATATATTGTATCTCCAACTAACCCTTATTTTATGGCTATTGCCGCTTTAATAGGTGGATTATATGTTATGGGTCAGGTTCAAAGTTCAAAAACTGATGCACAACCAAAAGCAGCACCTTCGCAACCTCAAGGTCAAAGTGGTGGAAGAAAGTTTAGAAGAACACGAAAGAAAAGGACACTTAAAAGAAGACAATAAGTTTTAATTAATATTATTAATATATATATTAATGAAAACACGAAAAAGAAGAATTAAAAGAATAAAGTTAAAAACAAAAAGATATTTACAAAAATTTAAAGATAAGATAACTATAAAGCGTATGAAAGGTTCTGGAGAAAAGGAAAATAAAAAAACTTTAAAAAATAAAGCGAATGCTACAGTTATGAAATATATTAAAAGCTTTAGAACAGAAGGTGCTGAAGTATTAAAAAAAATGAGGGAAAAAACACTTCAGAATATTTTGGAGGCATCACGTGATAGTTATTATAATGATGATCCATTAATTACTGATAATGAATATGATATAATTAAAGAGTATATGGAAGTTAAATATCCAAAAAATATTGAATCAACTGTAATAGGTGCTGATGTAAAGGTAGATAAAGTAAAATTACCTTATTTTATGGGTTCTATGGATAAAATAAAACCAGATACAAATGCCATAGATAATTGGAAAAAAGATTATTCGGGACCATATGTATTATCTACAAAATTAGACGGTGTAAGTGGTTTATATTCAACAGAGAATGATGAAGCAAAATTATATACTAGAGGGAATGGAAAGGTTGGACAAGACGTATCAAAATTTATAGGTAAGCTTAATATGCCAGAACCAAGTAAGATAGCATCTAATATTGTTGTAAGAGGAGAGTTTATAATTCGGAAAGATATATTTAAGGTATATTACGGTGCTGACTTTGCTAATTCACGTAATTTTGTTTCGGGTGTAATAAATTCAAAATCTCCTTCTGCCGAAAAGTTAAATCATGTTGATTTTGTAGCATATGAACTAATAAAACCAGTATTAAAACCTAGTGATCAATATAAATTTATGTCTGAACAAGGTTTTATAGTTGCCAAAAACGAATTACATCCAAACGTATCAAATGAAATATTATCTGATATATTAGTTAGTTGGCGTAATGATTCAGAATATGAAATGGATGGTATAATATGTTGTGACGATAATATTTATCCTCGTATAGATGGTAATCCTGATTTTGCTTTTGCGTTTAAAATGGTATTGGGCGATCAAATAGCAGAAGCCAAGGTACTTGCTGTAGAATGGTCTCCAAGTAAAGATGGTCTTCTAAAACCTAGAATAAGAATAGAACCAATTAATTTGGGTGGTACTAAAATAGAATACGCTACAGCGTTTAATGCTGCTTTTGTAATGAAAAACAAATTAGGAGTAGGAGCAAAAATAAAAATTATTAGAAGTGGTGATGTAATTCCATATATAATGGATGTACTTGAACCAGCTGAACATATAATGATGCCATCTGAAGAATATGAGTGGTATGGTGATACAGAGACAGATATTGTATTGAAAAATAAAGGAGACAGTAAAGAAGTCAAGATAAAAAATATTGAATTCTTTTTTGATAAGTTAGATGTTGATGGATTAGGGGAGGGTAATATTAAACGTATATTAGACGCAGGTTATGATACAGTACCCAAAATAATTAATATGTCATTAGATGATTTTAAAGGTGTGTTTGATACTAAAGGCGGAAAGCTTGCTCCAAAGATTCATGCTAATATTCATAAAAAATTAGATGAGGTAGAATTAGTGGATTTAATGGCTGCTTCTAATCTCTTTGGGCATGGTATGGGTAGTAAGAGAATGTTAGTTATTTTGGAAGATTATCCAGATGTATTAACTAGTAATGAAACAGATAATGAAAAAGTAGAAAAAATGATTAAGATTAAAGGTGTCGCACGTAAGACGGCTGAATTATTTGTTAGTAACATAAATGAATTTCTTACATTTTTAGATGAGATTAACATGAAGAAGAAGCTAGAGATTGTAGAAAAAAAATCGGATGTAAATACAGGTCATGTATTATACAAAAAGAGTATAGTAATGTCTGGATTTAGGGATGATGAGTTAAATAAAAAATTAAATAAAGTAGGTGCTAATTTAACATCTGCTGTTTCTAAAAATACGTTTGCGGTAATAGTGAAAGATCTTACGAAAATAACAGGTAAGGTTGAAAAAGCCAAAGAAAAGGGCGTAAAAATATTTGATAAGGAGGGTTTTATAAATGAATATTTTTAATATCTAATATAATATTTTATAAGTATATTATATTATGGTGAAATACACACTAAAAAATAGGCGTAAGAAAACCATGAAACGAAAAACTACTAGACGAAAAGTCGCAGGTACAGGAATCGGGACAAAGATCTATAGAGGATTACATCAAGCAACACTAAGAAAACCTTCGTGGGGGGAACAGAATGAAATTGATGCTAAAGAGCGTGAATTGAAAAGAGTTGCAAGAGAAGAAAAACGCAAAAGGGATACCGAGCTTTTAGATAAAATAAGAAAGAGTGATGATTATACTGAGATGGACGATATAAAGGATTTGAAGAAAGGGGAGACTTATGTTGAATTCCAGGGTGCTGATGCAAAACCGAACTTATTCAAACTTGGAACATTTCAAGGACTCGAATATGAAGGATATCTGGGTCCTTTAAAGGGAGCCCCGATTAACGTTAAATTTGATAACAAAAAATTAACAGGTTTGTTTCGTCAAGGTGCTGAGATGTGGATATCGAATAACACTAGTTTAAAAGGTCTAGTATTTAAAGTAAATGTATCTGGAGTAATGGAGCCAAAGGTAGGAAAAGATATAGCTGACAGAATTGCGTCCTTTGGTGGTAAAAAAAAGAAAACAAGAAAGACAAGAAAGACAAGAAAAACAAAAAAGTCAAGAAAATCAAGAAAATCAAGAAAATAATAATATTTTAGATATATTATATATATGACAGATAGAGAAAGAATACTTTATTTCATTTTTGGTTGTATTGTGCTAAGATTAGTTTTAGCATATTTACCATTATATTTGTCTAAAAAATGGTTACCTAAATTAGGAGTTTTGACATTTATTATAGGTATATCTTTTTTGTATTTGTATTTTACAAATGGAAGAATGAATGCTCCAGAAGGTGGAGGAGTAACATGGTGGGCTAATTATAGATTATTACATGGGTTTTTATATATAACTGCGTCTATTTATTTGTTTCAATCGAAGAAGGTTGCGTGGATACCTTTGATGATAGATGTTTTATTTGGTTTAATCATGTTTATAAAGAATAAATTGTAAGTAATAATTAATATATATTTTATTGTTATAATATATATTATTTAATGCGAATATCAAGAAAAAATAAAGGTATTAAAAGAAAATTAAAAAGAACTAAAAAGAGAGGTGGGGTAGTGGCTGATAAAAAAAAACACGAAAAGACCCAAAAAGTATTTAACCCTATTAAATTAGCTCCTTTGAATTTGCTAGAGGCGGAGAAAGTAAGAACTCAAATGAATAGAGACTATAATGATAAAAAATTCTTAGAAAAACAAGAAGAAAGAAATAAGGCAGCTATTAAAAGTAATATAGATAATGGAACTTATACTCCTCCTGTGATAGAAGGTGAAGAAATTGACCAAAGTCCAAATGATGTGAAGGACGCAATGGATAGAATGGATGATGAAGAAGCATATAATAGTGCTGAATATGATGGTGCAACTTGGGGTGGAAAGACAAGGAAGAAAAAAAAAGAGTTTCTTTATAATCCAAATGATCCATCTAAGAGTTTTGATGTTTATATTAATAAGAATCCGAGTGATACTATACCAATTAAATATACAACTGTAAAAGATGTTAGGGAAACAATTAGTAAGTTAGAGAGATTGTATAAAAATAAGAAGTATCCTCATAAAAGAATATGGCAAGTAGCTATGATAATGAAAGTGAGACTTGAAGCAATGAAGAAACATAAAAAAACTAGATATCCTAATGCAAAAAATGTTACATCTAGATATAATTTGGCCAATAAGTATTTTAAAAAGCTGGGTAAAAGGTCGAAAGAGTTGGCGAAAAAAAGAAGGACAAGAAAAAAGAAGGGTGGAATTAAATCAAATGATAGTAATAAAATAGATGAACAAATTAAAATGTATTCTCTTGGTGGAATTAAAAAAATAAGACTTATAGTTGGAACGTCTGGTATAAAGAAGGTAGAAGATATAGTGAGAAGTAAAGGTTCTGAAATAAGTGATATAATAATGGACTCACTAAAAAACAACAAAAAAAATATACAAGAAAAATTCGGGGGTTTGATAATAGAATTATTGGCATTTTTAACAAGTAATAGTCAAAGTGGAGGTAAATATGCTTATCCCAATAATAATTATTATGATGTAGGTGTAGATGGTAATAATCAATACTCAAGAATAAATAATCATAATGGTGTAGTTAGACAAGTTGTAACGTGGGATGAATTAAATCAGGAGGATTTAGATAACATAGAACGAGTAGGAGCAAATCCTGAAACTATAAATAATTTAATGAGAATGGGAATGACGGTAGAACAGTTACGTCAAGCAATAAGAAATATAGACCGAAGTATAATTGAACAAGTCAGAAATAGAAATGAAGAAGTAAATGAAAATAGAAATGAAGAAGTAAATGAAAATAGAAATGAAGAAGCAAATGTAAATATAAATCATAAGTTGGGTTTGACGGTGTGTATAATATTTTATTTGACAACAATTATAATTAATAGATTAAATGAAGTGAATGTATCAAATGACGTATCAGTAACATATAAAGAAATACTCCTTCATATAGTATTGTTGTGTAATTCTTTAATTGCATTACTCAACTATGATAATAATGAGTAGTTTTTTTATGTAATGGTGGTGTAATATCGAATTATATACTGGTTTTACAATATAGAATACTTTATAAAAAAATTGATTTAAATAATATAAATGTATCTTATTATTAATTATAAGTAGTATGTCAGAAGTAAAACAAACAAAAGAACAACGCAAAGAAGAGCATAAAAATATGATGACAGAAGTGAATAATGAAACAACAGAAGATGTTATCAACGATAATTATAAATTGTTTATGGGGGATTGTATTGAGAAGATGTCATTAATCGAAGATGATAGCGTAGATTTGGTATTATGTGATTTACCATATGGTACGACAAAATGTAAGTGGGATACAATAATAGACATAAATAAGTTATGGGAGCATTATAAACGAATAGTGAGGAAGCCACATGGTGTAGTATTGTTATTTGGGCAGCAGCCATTTACAAGTATATTAATTTCGTCGAATTATGAATGGTATAAATATAATTTAATATGGAAGAAAAATAAAACGACGCAGTTCTTACTAGCGAATTATAGACCGATGAAATGTACAGAAGATATTTGTGTATTTTCAAGTGGAGGTGCGGCAGCAGCGTCAAGACATAAAGGGAATATGACATATAATCCACAAGGATTACAGCCAGTAAATATAAAAAAGAAGAATAGTAAGGAACGTATAGGTAAGATGTTAAATCAGACACATCATTTAGGTCCAAATAATAAATTAACAAGTGATAGTGAATATACACAAAAGTTTACAAATTATCCAAATGAATTAATAGAGTTTGACGTAGAATTTGATACAATACATGAAACACAGAAGCCAGTCAAGTTGATAGAATATTTAATATTGACCTATTCAAATGAAGGAGAAACAGTATTAGATAACACGATGGGATCTGGTACAACGGGAATAGGATGTATGAATACAAAGAGGAAATTTATTGGTATAGAATTAGAGGAGAAGTATTATAAGTTATCTAAGTATCGTATAAATAAATGTTTGGTGTAAATATATGTATGTTGAAAATATTTTTTACACCTTTGAACATTTAAAACGCTGTGTTTTCTTTTAGAAATTTATTTATTTTAAAAAATTAAATTTGTCAAAATCTATTTTATAAATAGTATAAATTTTATCTTTTTGAATATCTGTGAAATTATTATTGGAATGGTCATTAAATTTTACATTTAATTTTAATATATCATTTAAACTTTCCATTTCATCATATTTAATAATATTTACTTTGTAATCTTCATTATTATTTATATAATAATATTGAGGTAATACAAAGTATTTTATTTCACTTATATTTGACGTCATATTACGAGAATTAAAATTAATATTATTGGTTTCAATACCATTATGTTCGTATTTATCTAAATTTAATTCTACTAATTTATCTAAAAATATATCGAATGTTTTATATGCTTTAAACCAATTTTTATATAAACTTAATACTCTGTCGTATGGATTTCTTATTATAGTAAATATAAATTGATTTTCTATATTTTTTTCTATAAATTCATATTTTATCATTTCATTTAGTGTTAAATGTTGTAAAGTTAAATAATTATAATCTTTAACTTTATATAAACCAAATAAATTTTCTTTATTTGGTTCTGGCCATTTTTTTTTACAATTATATTTGTCACATAATTTATCTTCAATATATGAACCAGCGGTTCTAGGTATATGAATAAAAACAATTTTACCTTTATCAAATTTCATATATATATACAATATATATATATAAAATACTTGGTTTAAACACGCATTTTAAATATTAAAAGGGATAATATACGTATGGTTGAAATAAGTGAATAAAAAATGTTATTAATTTAATTAATTAAGTTACAAGGTGTTTTTTACTTTTTCAATTAAGTTAAGGGCTTCTGTATTATGCTTCGCTAAATAGGCGACGCAATTGAGTAGGCTTTGTGGATTATCTCCGAGAACACCGATGGAACGATTGCATGGGTCACAAAGCCAACCACGAAATGAATTTTTATTGTGGTCATGGTCAAAAACGATATCTTTAGTAGAGCCACATAGCTCACATTTTGTGTCTTTGGGTGCTTTGTGTGAAATGCCAAGTGATTTAGCATGTTTGACTGCTTGACCTTTACCTTTAGACGCCTTTTTAGTACAGTCTTTGCATTCGGGACGTCTGAGGCGAATTTTGTTTTTATCAAAACCATGACTACCAGATGTATTTGTGTTGTATTCAGTAAGTTTTTTTTCTGCATGACATTTCGAGCATTTTTTAGTTTGTGAAAATGCCCAAAAGAATTCTTCTTCTGGACTTTTGTAGAAGCTGTCTCCAGTTAGTACACCGCGCTGGTAGTGACCGTATTCTTTTTCTGTGAATTCAGGGTATTTGATTGGATGGTCAACATCGATATCTGGAGTATTTTTATCGAAATAATATGGTGCAGGTTCTTGAACAAGGTTATTAATAGGAGTTAGGATGTGGTTTGGCATAGGATAATAAGTTAGTTCTTGGATGATATGGTTTCTTTCTTGTTGTTGGACAACCTCAACAACAAGATTGTTAAGGACAGATCGGACAACAGGAATATTAGTGATTTTATTCATTATAGATGATAAGTACTTAATTACTTTGTTTAAATATTATAAAGTAATTAAATGAAATCAATTTTTTTTAAATAAGCTAAGTATGGTTGTCAACACCACATACAAATTTTATATTTATTAGTACAATCTAAACAAACATTAGGTGCTAAATATAAATAACCAAAAGGATTTGATATGTGATCAGGGTTAGTATAACCGTGTACTTTTTTTAGTTTACATACTCTGCATTTATATCTAGACGGACTCATCATAGTTTCATTTTCATGTATTTTATGTTCATCACATGTATTCATATATATATTATTAATTTATGAAAATTTTTAAAAAATAACGGATAGCGTTGTCAGATGGAAGATATAAAATATCGTACAATTAGAATATAAAATATCGTACAATTAGAATATAAAATATCGTACAATTAGAAGTGAAATAAGTGATAGAATAATGGTGGG